TCGGGGCGACGAAAGTGCCTCTGCACCTCGTTCCGCCCGTGGCATCGCACTACATGGCGCTGGCGTTCAAGGACGGTGCGGTCAAGTACGGCCCATACAACTGGCGCGAGCACATGGTCAGTTCGTCTGTGTATTACGGGGCAGCGCGCCGGCACTTGGACTCATGGTGGGATGGCGAGGACGTATCGGCGGACGCCTTGGTTCACCACCTGGGCCACGTCATGGCCTGCTGCGCCATCCTGCTGGATGCGCTGACGGTCGGGAAGCTCAACGACGACAGGCCGATCAAGGGTGTGGTGGCGGCGTTACAGGCGCAGTACGCGGCACCTGTGCAGCCAGCAGCCCCGCTCCCCGAGCCCGCCGAAGTCCTACGGGAACGGCTGGAATCGGCTGACGACGACACGGCGGCTGCGTAATGCTCACTGACGAGCAGGTGATTGACGCACTAGAGCGGCACGGCAGCATCAACAAGGCCGCATCCGCATTGGGCGTGGCCCGATCGACCATGCAGAAACACGCCAGGCGTGCCGCGCTCAAGGGCTACTCGCCAAAGCATGGCATGACCAAGACGGTCCCGGAGGGCTTCACGGTCAAGGGTGTTTCGACCCTGTACGACCGAGATGGCAACATCGCAGGGCAGTGGGTGAAGTCGGCTGCGGACCAAGAGGCCCGCCGCAAGCTCATGGACGCGGTTGTCGCATCGCTGGTGCATGAGGTTTCCGGCCTAGCTAAGCCCATCAAGGCGCTCAAGCGAACGGCCCTGGCGGACAGCCTGTCGTCCTACATGATCGGCGACGCTCATTTCGGCGCCTACGCATGGGCGGCTGAGACGGGCGGAGAGGATTTCGACACGTCGATTGCGTCCGCTGACCTGCGGGCTGCCATCGACCTGCTTGTCGCTGGCGCCCCTGACAGCGAAACGGGATACCTCGTTGACGTGGGCGACTACCTGCACGCCGACAACCGCAGCAACATGACGCCGGCCAGCGGGAACCTGTTGGACGTGGACACCCGCTATCAGCGCGTGATCCGTGTTGCGGTTGACGCGCTCCGCTACTGCATCGGGCGGATGTTGCAGAAGCACCGTAAGGTCAAGGTGTTCATCACGCCGGGGAATCACAACCCCGACTCGGCGGGATGGATGGCGCTGATCATTGCCGCGTACTACTCGAACGAGCCGCGTGTGGAGGTTGAGACGTCACCGGCCAAGTTCTTCTATCAGCGCTTCGGACGCAACCTGATCGGCATTACGCACGGCGACAAGATCAAGCTGGAGGAGCTTCCGTCCATCATGGCGCATGACCGCGCCGAGGATTGGGGGCAGACCGAGCATCGGTACTGGTGGACCGGCCATATCCACCATACTAAGCACCAGGAATATCGCGGCTGTACGGTTGAGGCGTTCAACACGCTGGCTGCCGGTGATGCGTGGCATGCGGCAAGCGGCTATCGCGCCAAGCGCCAGATGCAGCGCATCGACATCGACCGCACCTATGGGATCTACAGCCGCAGCATTGCTAGCGTCGGGATGATCCGGGCAAGGGCCGCATGAGCGCCGACACCGAAGTGTCCCTGCCTGAGGGCGAGGCATACATCCCGGACGGCGAAGCGCTCTGCAAACGCTACGGCGGCCTGTACGTCTATCGAATGGAAGGCGGCGCCATGTTCATGGGCATCCCAGGCAGGGGCGAAGTCTCTGTCGATTCGCTGCTCATGGCCGACGGCAAGCCCGAAGCCGAGAAAGCCGGCAACGTAACCACACTCAAGCCGGCCCCGCGCCGCACTTACTGACGCGAGGCACCATGAATTCGTCTGACCTGATCGCCTTGGCAGCGGTAGCCATCCCAACTGTGGGCGGCATTGTTGCGTGGCTGTGGCGTCATTCGACACGGCTCACGGGGGCCGAGGTGCGGATCGAGAACCTGGCCGCAAACGCCGATGCGGCCCAGCGCAGGACCGATGGACAGTTCGCGCAGATCATGGCCTCCCTGGCGCGCCTGGAAGACAAAATGGACCGGAAAGCGGATCGCCCGTGAGCACCTTCGACGCTGCTTTCGCCGATTTGATCGGGAATGAGGGCGGCTACAGCAACAATCCGGCCGATCCGGGCCAAGAAACGATGTGGGGCGTCACTGCTCGCGTAGCCCGTGCCCACGGTTATACCGGTGCCATGCGCGACCTGCCGCTGAGCTTCGCTCGCGCGATCGCCAAAGCTGAATACTGGGATTCCTACCACTGCGACGACATGCCGGCACAGGTGGCGCTCCAAGTGCTGGACGCTGCCTACAACGGCGGTCGCCCAGCCCAATGGCTCCAGCGCGCGGTAGGCGTGGCAGAGGACGGGGTGATCGGCCCCAAGACTCTTGCTGCGGTGAAGGCCGCCGATCCCTTGGCCGTGTGCCTGCGGTTCGACGCCTACCGCCTGCAATACCTGACCGACCTATCCACCTGGCCGACCTTTGGGCGCGGCTGGGCAAAGCGTATGGCTGCAAACCTGTTGAGGGCTGCGCAATGAGCGTCAAGCTCGACCCGCAATGGCGTCAGTCCTGGCGCTGGCTGTCCATGCATGCCATGACGCTGGCCCTGGCGGTGCAGGGCGCCTGGCTGGCTGTGCCGCAAGAGCTGCGCTCGCTGGTGCCGCAATGGGGTAGCTATGCCGTGACGGCCGTCCTGATGGTCGCCGGCATCCTGGGCAGGCTGGTGGACCAGTCGCCTCAGCCGGACGAAACCGACAAGGCGGGCGCGTGATGTTCGCACTCCTTTGGGCCAAGGCGTGGAAGTGGGTATGCGGGCTAGGCGCTGTGCTCGCGGCTTTCGGTGCCGTGTACCTGACCGGGCGATCCAGGGGCAAGCAGGCTGGCGAGGCTGATGCTCAAGCCGCTCGCAACGATGTCGCCAACGCGCAGGCCAAGACGGAACAACTGGAATCACGCCATGAAACCGATGCTCAGGTTGCCAGGCTCCCGGACGCACCGGTTCAAGCTGTGGCTACTGCTGCCCCTGCTACTGCTGCTGGCGAGCTGCGCGACAACGGGTGGGTGCGTGACTAAGCCCGATCCTTGCGCCGGCTGGTCGCCGATCTATGTCTCGCGCACCGACGTGCTGAGCGATGGCACGGCCAAGCAGATCCTGGCGCACGACGAGCACGGTAAGCAGGTTTGTGGATGGGGCAAGGGGCACTGACATGGAGCGCGCCTTCCTGTTCATCAGCGGACTGTGCTTCGTCGCGCTAACGCTGCTGCTCATCGTATGGGACGGCAAGCCCCGCAAGGAGCCGCAGCCCCCGACCGTGCCGGCCGATGTCGCGCAGACCCATGAGTAACGCACCCGTGACCGCCGAGCACGTCGAGCACCGCACCATCAAGGATTTCGCGATCGACCCGGACCACGCCGAGCGTGCCGAGTCTGAGGACTTCCGCGAGGCCAAGCGCCGTCTCAAGCAGGACGGGCACTACCGCTGCTACATCTGCGGCTCAACGGACAAGCTCCAGGTCCATCACCGCGCCTGCGAGTACATGTTCGCCGGGGTGGTGGACTTCGGCCTGCTCAAGGAGTTCTGCGAGGAATGGGACGTGTACGGCTACGGCAAACTGCTCAAGGCCCAGCCGATCACCAGCCCGGACGACGTGCGCAACCAGCTCGTCCTGTGCCAGCCGCACCATACGGGCGTGAACCATGAGGATGGCGGCGGCGGGACGGGCATCCACGCGATGACATTTCCGAGCTGGATCATTCAGAAGCTGGCCCTGCCCAACGCCAACCCGATCCCGCAAGCCGGCGAGTCCTTTGCCGATGCGCTGGACCGGATCAAGCGGTACGAGCGCAAGGCGTAAGCGTTAGCGGCGTCCGGGTGGCGCTCCACACTTTGGAGGGGCGGCCAGGTGCCGGCCAGAAGATATGGCAGCAGTAGGGAGGCCGACTAAGTACAAGCCTGAGTTTGTCCGACAGGCGGCTAAGTTCTGCCGGCTCGGGGCGACGGACCGCGATCTGGCCGACCTGTTCGAGGTATCGGAGGCGACGCTTAACACTTGGAAGCTCAAGTATCCGGAGTTTCTTGAGGCCTTAAAGCGGTCCAAGGACGAGCTTGACGCTCAGGTTGAGCGGTCCCTGTTCCAGCGGGCGATGGGCTACTCGCACAAGGCCACCAAGATGTTTCAGGCCGGCGGGGCGGTCATCTCTGCCGACTACATCGAGCATTACCCGCCCGACCCTACATCGATGATCTTCTGGCTGAAGAACCGTCAGACGGAGAAGTGGCGGGATAAGCCAGATGCCGGCGACCCCGACGAAGGCGAGGCCAAGCCCGTCAAGGTGGTGGTCGAGGTTCGAGACGCACGCAAGCCTGATGCCGACGCTTAACGTCCCACAGGCTCGCTTTCTGGCGATGCCGCACAAGTTCCGGGCTTATGTAGCCGGATTCGGATCGGGCAAGACCTGGGCTATCTCGGCTGGGGCCTGCAAGCACTACTGGGAACATCCCAAGGTCAACCGCGGCTACTTCGCGCCGACCTACCCGCAGATCCGGGACATCTACTACCCGACGATCGAGGAAGTGGCCCACGACTGGGGGCTCAAGGTCAAGATCGCCGAGGTCAACAAGGAGATCCACTTCTACTCCGGGCGCGTGTACCGCGGGACAACCATCTGCCGCTCGATGGAGAAGCCGGAGTCCATCGTCGGCTTCAAGATCGCCAGGGCCGACATCGACGAGCTGGACACGCTGCAGGTACGCAAGGCGGAGCAGGCGTTCCGCAAGATCATCGCCCGCCTGCGCCTCAACTTCGACGGCCTGAACGGCGTGGATGTGGCGACGACGCCCGAGGGCTTCCGGTTCACTCATGCGCAATGGGTCAAGGCCGTCCGCGAGAAGCCGGCGCTGGGCGACATGTACGGGATGGTGCAGGCCAGCACCTACGACAACGAAACGAACCTGCCGGCGGACTACATCCCGAGCCTGCTGGCGAGCTACCCGCCGCAACTGATCGAGGCGTACCTCAACGGCCAGTTCGTCAACCTGCTGAGCGGGACGGTCTACCACCAGTTCAGCCGCACCTTGAACGCCTGCACCGATGTCCTGGCCGAGGGCGAGGCAGCGCATGTGGGCATGGACTTCAACGTCGGCAAGATGTCCGCAATCACCCATGTGATCCGCGACGGCCTGCCGCGGGCGGTGGACGAGATCACCAAGGGCTACGACACGCCGGACATGATCCGCCAGATCAAGGAACGGTACTGGCTGCACGACGGCAACGCCTACCGCAAGTCGCGGGAAATCACGGTCTACCCGGACGCTTCGGGCAGCTCGCGCAAGTCGGTCAACGCTTCGGAGACGGACATCAAGCTACTGCGCGATGCCGGCTTCCGGGTTTCGGCTCCGGACGCCAATCCGCCCGTGAAGGACCGCATCAATTCGATGAACGCGATGTTCTGCAACGCCACCGGGCTTCGCCGCTACAAGGTCAACGTCCAGCGCTGCCCGACCTATGCCGACCACCTGGAGCAACAGGTGTGGGCGGATAACGGCGAGCCGGACAAAACCGCCGGCAACGACCACACGAACGACGCAGGCGGCTACTTCATCCACCGCATGTTCCCGCTCATCAAGCCGACCGTCTCCCGAACGGTTTCGCTCCAACACATGGCCCGCTGATGCTCTCGACGCTGACACGACTGATCGCGCAGGACAAAGACCTGCCGCAGCGCGCGTGGACCATCGACGTGCTGTCGCGCGTGCTTGATGGCACGATCTATGACGTGCTGGCGCATGAGTTCCACGAGGAACAGAACGAGGCGGGCGAGTACGTCAAGCAGCGCGATCGCCGCCCGAGTGTGCGCACCGGCCTGATCCGAACGGTGGTCGATGACAGCGTCAGCCTGCTGTTCAGTGAGGGTCACTTCCCGTCGATCCAGTGCGATGACGAGAAGGTCAAGGAGGCGCTTGGCGCGGTCGAGAAGGACGCCAAGCTCAACCAGGTGCTGATCGACGCCGCGACCCGTGGATCGGTGGGCAGCGTTGCAGTGCTGGTGCGCTTTCTGTCCAAGCGGGTGTTCTGCAGCGTGATGGACACGCGCTATCTCACCCCGATGTGGAACCCGGACGAGCCCGACAAGTTGCTGAAGGTGACGGAGCTGCGCAAGGTCACCGGTCAGCAGCTGGCCGATGCGGGTTACACGGTCAAGAAAGACGACTTGAGCATCGTGTTCTGGTTCAAGCGCGAATGGAACGTGACCCGCGAGGTTTGGTTCCTGCCGTGGAAGGTGGCCGACGAGCGCCCGACGATTGCTGAGGACACCCGGCGCACCACCACGCACAGCCTTGGCTTCGTGCCGATGGTGTGGGTCAAGAACTTGCCCGGTGGCGATGAGGTCGACGGTGCGCCGACATTCGGCGTCGAAGCGATCAACACGGTGATCGAGGCCGATTACCAGCTCTCGCAGGCTGGCCGCGGGCTGACCTACAGCTCCGATCCCACGCTGCTGATCAAGGAGCCGGCGGGCGTCGACGAGGGCGCCCCGATGGTGCGCAGCGCAAGTAACGCTATCGTGGTGGACAAGGAAGGGGATGCCAAGCTGCTGGAAATCAACGGCAGCGCGTCCGAAGCCGTCATCAAGTATGTGGAAAAGCTTCGCGAGTTCGCCTTGGAGCGCCTGCACGGCAACCGCAGCAGCGCGGACAAGCTGAGCGCGGCGCAGTCAGGCCGGGCACTGGAGCTGATGCACCAGGCGCTGATCTGGCTGGCCGACAAGCTGCGCTCGAGCTACGGCGAGGGGGCGCTGCTGGACATCTACCGCATGGTGATCGCCGGCAGCCAGAAGTACCCGCTGACCATCCGTGGCGTCACCTACGGGCAACTCACCCCCAACGCCGACATCTCGCTCAACTGGCCGGCCTGGTTCCCGCCGACCGCCGATGACCGCAGCACCATCGCCATGGCCATCAAGACCCACGTCGACAGCGGCACGATGAGCACGGAAACGGCCGTGCAGACCATCGCCGACGACTACGACATTGAAGATGTCACCGCCGAAATCGCCCGGATCGACGCCGAGCGACAGCAGAAGCTGGCCGAGCTTACCGCGGCGAAAGGCAAGGCATCCGAAACGATCTAACCCACCGCTGATGCGGTGATCCCACAGGCCCGCTCGATGCGGGTTTTTTGCATTGGAGAAGCCTAGATGGCCGATCAAGACCAGACCCCCGCACCCGCTCCCGCGCCGCAACCGGAAGTGTTCAGCAAGGAATACGTGAAGGAGCTGCGCGCCGAAAACAGCGGCTGGCGGCTCAAGCACAAGGAAGCGTCCGACGCGAAGGAGGCGGCAGAGGCCGCCGCCAAGGCCGCCGCAGTGGCCGCAGAGGCCAAGGTCTCGGAAGTCACCAAGAGCGCCGAGCAACGCATCATCCGCTCGGAGCTGAAGGCTCACGCAGTCAAGGCCGGCATCGTGGACCTCGACGGTCTTAAGCTGGTCGATCTGTCCGGCGTCAAGCTGGACGAGAACGGCGATGTTGTCGGCGCTGATGCGCTGATCGAGTCGCTGAAGAAGGCCAAGCCGTACCTGTTCGGCACGCCGGCCAGTAGCACCACGCAAGCGGCCCCGTCGAAAGATGCGCCGCCGGCCAAGAAGGCCACCGAAATGTCAGCCGAGGAATACGCCGCCGCACGGGCTGCGGTCACCAAGCGCTGAAGCACCACATGCACGACCCATCGGGAGCAGGCCTCCAGGGGAAATCAGTCCATTCCCCCACTTAAGAGAGGCCCATCATGGGTATTCAGAACTTCCCGGCTGCGCTGCAGCCGATCATCCAGCAGGGTTTCCTGGAGCGCGAGTTCCACGACGGCCTGCAGTCCAAGCTCGGTTTCCGCTCGATCGCTGACCGCGAGTCCTTCGCCAACGCCATCGGTGAGACCATCACCAAGACCCGTCGTGGCCTGAAGGCGGCGGCGACCACCGCCCTATCCCCGTCGTCCAATACCAACTTGGACAACGGCCTGACCCCGACTGGCTGGACCGTCGAGCAGTACCAGCTGGCGATCAACCAGTACGGCGACTCGATCGATCTGAACATGGTCACCTCGCGCGTCGGCATCGCCGCGCAGTTCCTGCAGAACGCGAAGGTCAACGGCGAGCAGGCCATGCGCACGCTCGACACGCTGGCCCGCGATGCGCTGTACAACGCCTATCTGGGCGGCAACACCCGCGTGCGCACCACGCTGGGCGCCCCGGCGGCGACCATCTCGGTCGATGATATCCGCGGCTTCCAGAGCGTGTTCGTCAATGGCCAGCTGGTTCCGGTGAGCGGCACCAACACCCTGAGCGTGACCGTGGGTGCGGATGTCTACACCCTGGTCGGCGCCACCGCGGACGGCTCCAACGTCTCGACCGCCCCCAACGGCATCAGTGGCACCCTGACCTTCAGCGGCAACGTGACCGTTGCTGATGGCACGGCCGGCAACGCTGTGCAGTCGGCGGTCGCCCCGGTGGTGATCCGTAGCGGTGCGCGTGCCACCACGGCCGCCCTGACCACTGGCGACAAGCTGAAGATGCTGGACGTGCTGGCCGGTGTGTCGCAGCTGCGTGACAACGGCGTGCCGGACATCGCTGGAGCGTACAACTACTACGGCGATAACACGCAAATCCTCGGCCTGTTCAGCGACGCCAACTTCCAGACCCTGTACCGCGGCGCCTATGGCTCGGCGGAGTACCGGGATGGTCAGGTGTTCGAGCTGCTGGGCGCGCGCTTCATCCCGACCAATCTCGCGCCGCAGCAGACGCTGGGCGGCAACAAGATCCGTCGCGGCATCCTTTGCGGTCAGGGCGCGCTGATCGAGGGCGACTTCGAGGGCATGGGCCAGTCCGACATGGCGGGCGACAACGCCCTGATCAGCCGCGTGGATGAGGTCTGCATGGTCACGCGCGAGCCGCTGGACCGCCTGCAGCAGATCATCGCGCAGTCCTGGTACTGGATCGGCGGCTTCTGCGTGCCGACCGATACCACTGCCAACACGAACGTCATCCCGACCGCGAGCAACAGCTACTACAAGCGCGGCGTGGTGTTCGAGTCGCTGTAAGGCACAACCGGCGGGGCGGCATGGGGTCGCCCCGCTTTTTTTTTCGGAGGGATACATGGCAAAGCCACGCAAAGAGCAGGGCGAGCAGAGCGCGGTTCGTCTGCTGGCGCCCTACCGCTTCTACGAAGAGGACGGCCATATGCGCGAATGGTTCGCCGGCCAGTGCGTCGAGGGTGCGGATGCGGCCCTGCTGACTGAGCGCCAGGCGCCGGTCGAGGCGGTCTGACATGGCCTTCACCGATCAGGAGCGCGTAGACATCCGCCGGTTCTGCGGCTATCCCTTGTTCGGTGGCACGCCGCAATCGTTTCAGTCCTACCGCTTCTTCCAGGCCTACGGCACGCTGGAATACCGCCTCACGAATCTATCGGCGGATGAGGAAACCACGTTGCGAACCACGTACCTGACCGGCCCGAACAACCTCTACACGTTGGAGCAGGCCATCACGGGCGCGACAGACAACCTCGACACCGACGCTGCGGCGGTCTGGACCCACAACAAGAACGAGGTGCGCGACCGCGTGCGCCTGTTCAACTATTCCTGCCGCCGGCTGATGCGCTTTCTGGGCGTTCCGCCGGGGCCGAACTACGCCGGGGATAGCAGCACCATCCCTCTGGTGGTCTGATGGACGGCGCCACGCTTCAGGCCCGCGTGTACTACGGCTACACGCAGGCGGCTCAACGCATCGGCCTGTCGTTCGACCAGTACCGGCCCACCAGTGCGGTCAACGCGCTGAGCGCCGGATACAAGCTGCGCAGCCTGCCGGCGAGCTTCAACGTGCAGGACATGAAATACGGCAAGGTCAGCGCCTACGGCAAGGCCGTATGGTTCTGCCTCGCCGATGGCCGTTTGCTGGCTCCAGGCGACTACCTGACCGGCAACGGCTTCACCTACTTCATCGCAGCCATGGAACCGCTGCTGCCGATTGCGGCGGTGCTGTGTAACCGCGTGGTGAATGTCTATCGACCCCAGCAGGAGCCGGGCCTGGGCGCAGTGGCCTACGGCGGTAACACGGCAGGCAATCAAACCGCCATCGTCACCACGTTCCCCGCTTCCATCCTGCTTTCGACAAAGGCGGAAAAGGGTCCAGTGAACCTGCCGGGCGACGTGCGCTCCGGCTGGGCCACGTTGCTGCTGCCCTTGATCCCGGGCGGCGTGACGATTATGAACCACGACGTGGTGACCGACGACCTGGGCGGCCGCTACGTGATTTCCAGCGCGGAGCTATCGGAGTTGGGCTGGCGGATCAACATGATGGAGGCCGAAACCTGATGGCCGACATCGAGGATGTATCCGACGCGCTGGTATCGCTGATCGCTGGCGTGATCTATCCCAACGGGACAGGGCAGGCGGCCATCACGGGCCTTCCCACGCTCATCTATGCCGGCTGGCCGCAGTCGTCCCAGCTCGACGCGGACATGGCTGGCTTCACCAATGGCAAGGGCGGGCGGATTCACGTCACGATGTTCCCGACCGCCACCGAAAAGAACAGCACGCGGTACTTCACCGACTACCAGCAGGGCAGTGCGCCCACGCCGTCCATCTCGCTGTCAGTGAGCGGGCAGACAGTGACCTTGGCCGGGACGGTCAGCACGCCGCAGAACGTGGGACTGATCGTCAGCAATGCCGCCTACACCTACGCAGTGCAGGCCGGCGACACGCTGGCCACTGTTGCCGCGGCACTGGCGGCACAGATCACCGGGGCTACGTCATCGGGTGCAGTCATCACCTTGCCGGCGACCAGTACAGTCACGGCGGCACGCTCCGGCACAGCAGCCACGGTGCAGCGTCTGACCCGCACCACGCAGCGCACCATGCAGATAACCGTCTGGGCCGACACCCCCGACCACCGGAAGGCCACCGCCAAGGCGATCGACAACGCCCTGTCCGGCACTGAATGGCTTTCCCTGGCCGATGGCACCGGCGGCCGGGTGATCTATGTCGCCTCGCACATCGACGACATGGTGCAAAAGGCCAACCTGTACCGGCGCGACCTCATGTACTCGGTCGAGTATTCGACCACGCAGAGCGCGAACGCGACCGAAGTGATCGTGACGCAAGAAAACGACAGCATCACCGGCCCGGACGGCAACGCCGTGCAGGCATCCACCCTCTACCAGTGAGCCGCCCATGAAGATCCTGACCGTTGTATCCGCGTTCGGCGATTACGCCCGCGGCTCCCAAATCACCGATGCGCAGGAAATCGCCCGCGTGCTGGAAAGCCACCCCGCCAGCGTGGTCGCCAGCGAGCAGCCCGATCCGCCCAAGCCTGAGCGCAGCAAGTCCGACTGACCGCCACCCACCGCAAGCCCTGACGCCCGCCTCGCGGGCTTTTTTATGCCCGGAGATTCCCCATGACTCAGATCGTCCAGAGCGGCCAGATCAACACCACGGCCTTGCTCGTGCCGGACCTGTATGTACAGGTCATCCCGCCCGCCGTCAGCCAGTTGAACGGCGTCCCGACCAACGTGCTTGGCGTGGTCGGCACCGCCACCTGGGGTCCGGTCAACGCCCCGACCGTCGTCAGCAACATGGCTGATTACGCGCGCCTGTTCGGCGCCATCCAGAACCGCAAGTACGACCTTGGCACAGCCATAGCCGCCGCGGTCCTGCAGGGCGCCAACAACTTCCGCGCGGTGCGCGTCACCGATGGCACGGACGTAGCGGCAAGCGTCATCGTGCAGACCAACTGCATCACCTTCACCAGCATCTACACGGGCACCGGCGGCAACACGCAGACGGTGCAGATCGCTACCGGCAGCGCCGCCAACAGCTTCAAGGCCATCGTTTCCATGCCGGGCCAGGCGTCGGAGGTGTTCGACAACATCTCGGGCAGCGGCGCTACGTTGTGGGCCAACATAGCCTCTGCGATCAACAACGGCCAGTACGGCTTGCGCGGCCCCTCCCGCCTGATCGTCGCTTCGGCTGGCGCGGGCATCACCGCGCCGACGCTTTCGAGCTACTCGCTGGCCGGCGGCACGGATGGCGCGACAACGATCACCGGCACCGTTCTTGTCGGCACCGATACCGGCACCCGCAAGGGCATGTACGCCCTGCGCGGCACTGGCGCCAGCATCGGCGTGCTTGCCGACTGCGACGACTCCACTACCTGGACGACGCAGGTCAGCTACGGACTGTCCGAAGGCACCTACATGATCGGCGTCGGCCCGGCGGGCGACACCATCTCCAATGCGACCAGCGCCAAGTCCACGGCCGGGATCGACTCCTACGCCTTCAAGCTGATGCTGGGCGACTGGGTGTACTTCAACGACACCGTGAACGGCGTGGTCCGGCTGGTATCGCCGCAGGGCTTCATCGCGGGCCTGCTCGCCAACCTCGCTCCGCAAGAGTCGAGCCTCAACAAGCAGCTGTATGGCGTGGTCGGTACCCAGCGCAGCTATGCCAACCAGGTCTATTCGACCGCTGAGCTTCAGTTGCTCGGTGCCGCTGGCATCGACGTGATCGCCAACCCGATCCCGGCGGGCGCGCAGTTTGGCGCTCGCTTCGGTCACAACAGCTCCAGCAACACCGGAACCAACGGCGACAACTACACCCGGATGACCAACTACCTGTCGTCCACCTTCGGCGCCGGCATGGGCCGCTTCGTCGGCAAGCTGCAATCGACCCTGCCGACCGACCCGGTACGCCGCCAGGTCAAGGCCACGCTCGATTCCTTCCTGCAGGCGATGTTCGACGGCAAGCAGGTCGATTCGTGGTCCGTGCAGTGCGACCTGAACAACAACTCGATCTCGCGCATCGCCGCCGGCTACCTGCAGGCGGATGTGCAGGTGAAGTACCTGAGCGTCGTCGAGAAGTTCCTGCTGAACATGCAGGGCGGCCAGAACGTCAGCGTCAACAAGCAGCAGACCGCCACCGTCGCCTAACAGTACCCGTCCCTAGCCCAGCACTGTGCGGGGCTTTTCATTTCCGGAGATTCCCCGATGCCCTTCAACGACTTTTCCATCGGCAAGGACGTGGTGCTGGATGTCATCACCCCGTCCGGCGTGCTCAACCTCCCGGTGACCACCACCGGCTTCGAGGCCAAGCCCGAGTACAACAAGCTCGCGTCTGTTGGCCTCGATGGCATCAACCGCGAGGCATCGATTCCCAAGGGCTGGCGCGGCACCATCACGCTGGACCGGCGAAATAACGTCGTCGACGCCTTCTTCGCGCAACAGGAAGCTGGCTACTACGCCGGCCAGAACGTTCTGACCGGCAGCATCACCGAAACCATCCAGGAAGCGGACGGCTCGGTCAGTCAGTACCGCTATGTCGGTGTGTCGCTCTCCTTCGAGGAAGCCGGCAAGAAGTCTGGCGACAGCAAGATCGAGCAGACCATCGGCTTCTTCGCCAGCCAGCGCCAGCAGGTGGCGTAATGGGTGACCTAAGGGTTGAAGTGACGCCATCGGCCGAGCTGCTTGCCGCGGCGAAGCAGGAAGCGGAAGTCATCGATGCACGCGCCCGCGTCATCAAGCTGCGCAAGCCTGGGGTACTGGCCCAATACCGCCTGGTGGAAACGCTGGGCGAGTCTGCCAGCAACCAGGTCTACATGGGCATGGTGCTGCCGCTGATCTACGTCGCCAGCATCGACGGGGCGCCAGTCAGTGCGCGCAACAAGATGCAGATCGAGGCGCTGATCCAGCAGCTCGACGAGGATGGCATCAAAGCGGTGATGGAAGGTGTCACGGAGCACTTCGGCAACCCGGACCCGGAAGCTGACAAGGCGGCGCTAAAAAGCTAGCCACGTCGGCACCCATCCGGGAATGCCTCTACCTCGTGAGCAAGGGCGTTCCGTTCGACGTGGCGTTCGGGCTGGATGATGTGACCCGGGCGGCCTTCACCATCAGCTTCAGCGAGATGGACGGCGCAACCTTCGACTGGCAGGCCATGCGCTTCGTGGAGCCCAAGTAATGCGCCACTTCGATTCGCTGGGCAGCTTCGCCGGGCACCTCCTGACACTGCAGGTCAAGGAAGTGTTGGCGCTGCATGAAGGGCTGAAGGTCTGCGCCAAGCATGTGGAGGCGACGGCCAAGGACGAAATCGGGTTCTACCAGCAGGCAGTTGGCCCGTTTCCGGCTTGGGCGCCACTGGCCGACAGTACCGAAGCGGAAAAAGCGCGGCTGGGCTATGAGCCGGATGCTCCGCTGCTTCGCAAGGGCGATTTGCGCGACTCGATCAGCCATCAAGTGGGGGCGCTGGAAGCGGTCATCGGAAGCCCTGACCCGGTGGCGCTGTATCAGGAAATCGGCACCCCGACGATTCCGCCGCGGCCCTTCCTCGGCCCCGCGGTGATCCATAACGGGGAGCGGATCAAGCGCATCCTCGGCGCGTCGGCATTCAGCGGACTCGTTGGCGCTGACCCGATCCATGCGGCGCTGGGGTATGAGGGCGAGGTTTCCTAGTCCCTAGCGGATCAGGGACCACAGAACCACCGCAAGCGCGCCGATCACTACCACTGAAAACACGAATACGGCGGCGCAGATCAGCGCCAGGCTGACCCGGACATACATCGGCATGGAGTGGCGCCAACTGACTCGTAGCGGCGGCGTCGAAGGCTCTTTCTCGCGCGGCAGTGGGTATTGCACCCGCTGCGAGCTATCCGCGCACCATTCCAACAAGCGTAAATAGAGAGTAGCCATGTTCGAAGCCTATTCCATCGGCGTACGCATCAGCCTAGTGAACCATGCTAGCGCCGGTCTGCTGGGCTTGTCACGGGCCTTCGTCCAGACGGAGCAGGACGCCAAGCGCCTACAGAAGCGCCTCGATTCGATCCAGAGCATGGCGATCAAGGGGGGCGCGCTACTGGGCGTTGGCGCGGCTGGGCTGACCGTTGTCGGAAAGATGATCAAGCCGGCGGCCGAGTACGCCCACCAGCTGCAGCTGATGAACGTCACCGGCATGAAGCACCTGGAAATCATCAAGGCGACGAAAGCTGCCTGGGACGCGGCCAAAACGGTTCCCACGGCCAACGCCGCCGAGAACCTGGCCGCCATCCGCGAGCTGCGCATGGTCTTTGGCGACACGGGCCACGCCATCCAATACATGCCTGTCGTCCAGCGGATGCAGGGCGTGCTGAGCAACCTGCTCGGCGGCAATGCAGGCGATCAGGCGTACACCATCGCCAAGGCGCTGGAAATGAAGGGCGCGGTGAAAGATCCGGGCCAGTTCAGCGCACAGGCGGACATGATCACCAAGGCCATGATCGCCTCGGGTGGCAAGGTGTCGGGCAATGACTTCCTCAGCGCGTTCAAGTACGGCCGCGCGGCGACGACTGGCTGGAACGACGCCTTTGCCTACACCATCCTGCCGACGCTCATCCAGGAGATGAAGACCAACGGCGGGAGCGGTGGCGGCTCGGGCGGCCCCGGTAATGCCCTCATGTCGATGTATGCCGCCGTGGTGGGCGGCACCATCCCGCAGAAGTCGCTCAAGGTGTGGGAAAAGCTCGGCCTGCTCGATCCGTCCAAGATCGTCTGGACCAAGACGCATTCGGCCAAGGGTGTCGAGCCGGGCGGCATCATGGGCTCGGCCATGTTCCAGGCCAATCCGTTCGAGTGGACGCAAAAGGTACTGGCACCAGCTCTCGCGAAGGCGGGGTACAACACACCTGAGAAGCAGAAGGAAGCGCTGCAATACCTGTTCCCGAATCGCACGTCGGGCTTCGTCGCCACGCAGATGCTTGAGCAGCCGTGGAAGTTCAAGCGCGACCAGGGGTTGATTGCGCAGGCGAGCGGTATCGACGCCTACAACCAGTTGCTTAAGAGCGACCCCATGATGGCCGAGATGGCGTTGCAGAAGCAGTGGAACAATCTGCAGGCGCAACTTGCCTTCACCATCATGCCCAAGCTCATCAAGGGCTTCACCTGGCTCACGGATGAGATGGAGAAAATGACGAAGTGGGCGAAGAACCATACGACCACCGTCAAGGTGTTGATGTGGTCCTTTATCGGCCTGTCGGCAAGCATGGCCTTCGGTGGTGCGGTCCTGCTCCTGGGCGCAGCCTTCCGCGGTTTGGGACTGGCTCTCGCCTTCAATGCCATCGGCGGTTCGGCTGGTGTGGTCCGGCTGGCCTCGTCGCTTGGAATCTTTGGAAAGGCGATGCTTTTCAGTGAGGTGGGCGGTGCAGGCGGCATCCTCTCGATCGGCAAGAGCCTGACCAGCGTCGTCGGCGCCCTTGGCCTGCTATCCCAAGCGGCTGGCGTGTTCGTTGCTGCCTATGCCGGCTGGAAGGCGGGCGGCTACCTATACGACAACTACTACGCGGGGACCAAGGCAGGCGATCGTATCGGAGCCATCGGTGCCCACGTCATGGCGTTCCTGGGCAACAGGGAGGCGCAGGCGTCGGTTGATCGCATGAACGGCCGCGGCCCTGTCAACCACACGGGCGACTTCCATGGCCTGCCGCCTAGCGTTGGTCCCCGGGGCGTGGTCCACACCACGATCAACATCGACGGGCGCAAGGTCGCTGAGGCAATCACCCCGCACCAGGCCCGCGCCGCCAGCCGCCCGCAGTCGGGCGTATCCGGCTTCGACCCGACCCGCTACCCGACGCCCGTGGGCGTGACGAGCAACTAATGGCGCAGACCCAAGTCACCCTCGGCGACATCACATTCGCCGGCCTGGAAGTGCCCGAGCGCATTGCCTTCGGTGGCGATCAGGCGCTGACCGTGCATGAGTTGGTCGGCGGTGTGCGCGTGGTCGATGCCATGGGCCGGCAGGACATGCCGCTGGAGTGGTCGGGCTACTTCATGGGGCCGACCGCGCTCGACCGGGCGCTGTACCTCAACACGCAGCGCATCCTCGGGCAGGGGCTGGTGCTTACCTGGTCGCAGCTGCGCTTCCTGGTGGTCATCCAGCGCTTCGATGCGCAGTTTGAGCTGGTGAATCGGCTGCCCTACCGGATCAGTTGCACAGTGGTCGAAGATCGAGCCACGCCAACCATGGCCGGCGCGGTGCCGGATATCGATGATCAGATGGCCGGCGACATGAACGCAGCGAATGCGCTAGGCACCAGCATTGGCGATAGCACGCTGTCCGGTCTGCTCGGCACGCTGGACACGGCGATCAAGGGCGTATCGACCTTCGCCAACGCGGCGCAATCGACCTTGAATGGTGTGCTTCAGCCCATCGCAGCAGTTAGGGCGCGCGTCGGCACTCTCGTATCGGCGGCCATCAACACCTCGCAGAATGTTTCGACCCTTGGTGGCCTGGCGCCGAATACGCCGTTGTCGCAGTCGGTCGCTAAGCTCGCCACGCAGGTCAACAGCTTCAACAGCCAGCCGGCGCTATTCAGCCTGCAGAACGTCATGGGACGTATGACTGCCAACCTTGGAAGCGTCTCGGGCAACGCGCGGACGGTCACGGTGGCCGGTGGAAACCTGTTCGACATCGCCGCGCAGCAGTACGGCGACGCGACCAGTTGGACCGCCATCGCCAAGGCTAACGGCCTGTCCGATCCAGTCGTGACCGGCGTGAAGTCCATCGTGGTGCCGACCAAGCCGGATACGGCCGGGGGCGTGCTTGGCTTCTGACATCCTCACGCTACCCACCGTATCGGTCGGAGGCGGCTCCGATCCGGCCTTCCAGAACGTGCGCCAGCCGCGCGGCATGGTGCGCATCAACGGCGCACCGGTGGCCGGCTGGCTGGATTTCGAGGTGGAGAGCAACGCCTACCGCGAGGCCGATACCTTCCGCGTGCAGTTTGCCCTGTCGGCGCTGGCTTCGCCCTACGATGCGGCCTGGTTCACGGCGCAGACGACCATCACCCTTGAGCTGCTGGCGGGCTTCCCGGCCAATCCGGACAGCTACGGCGCCAGCGAGCTGGATAGCCTCATTCTCGGCAACGTCGATCAGGTGAGTTTCGACCCGGTGCAGCGCACCATGGAGCTTTCCGGGCGTGACCTGACCGCCCTGCTGATCGACGCCAAGACGGCGGAGAAGTGGCAGAACCAGACCGCGAGCCAGGTAGCGACGACGCTGGCCCAGCGCCATGGCTTGACGCCCGTGGTCACGGCCACGACGGAAACGCTCGGCACCTTCTACCAGATCGACCACGTATCCACGACTTCGGCACAAACGGAGTGGGACTTCCTGGTGTGGATCGCGCAGCAAACGCAGTTCGTGGTGTACGTGAAGGGCAACGAGCTGCATTTCGAGCCGGCCCCGATCCCGGGCCAGGCACCGGTCTACCCGATCGACTGGACGGAAGCGACCGATACGCATCCATTTCAGGCCAGCGTGAAGCAATTGAGCTTCAGCCGCACGCTGACGGTCGGTAAGACGATCAGCGTCACGGTGCGCTCGTGGAACAGCAAGCAGGCTAAGGGCTTCAGCGCCAGCTACCCCAAGGCGCGGGTGCATGGCGGCTCGCCGGGCACCAAGGGCCAACCGATCCAGCAGTATTTCTACACGATTCCGAACCTGACGCAGGACCAGGCAATCAAGCGGGCGCAGGCGATCTACAACGACCTGATCAAGCACGAGATGCGCCTTAGCGCCTGTCTGCCCGCTGACAACCTGCTGACGATAGACAACGTGCTGCAAGTCTCCGGGACCGGAACCGAGTTCGATCAGGCGTACTACCCGGAGTCGATCACCCGCACCCTGTCTTTCCACAGCGGCTACGAGATGCGCATCGAAGCGCGCAACCATTCCAACGACGTGGAGCCGGCCCTGTGATGCGCGACATGCAGAACGCGATGCGGGCACAGGCGCTGCTCGCCAACCAGCAGCGGCAAAACTCGCGCCTCGGCATCGTCACCGGCTACGACCCGAACACCTACAGCGTGAAGGTGCAGTTCCCGCCGGACGCTTCGGAAACCGGCTGGATTCCACTGCAGGCGCTCTCCGTGGGAAGCGGCTGGGGTATCTACGCACCCCCGATGCTAGGCGATCAGATCGAGGTGCGCTTTCAGGATGGCGACCGGGATGCCGGCATCGCCGGGATGCGCCTGTTCGACAACCAGCACAACCCGGCCGCCGTTCCCTCAGGCGAGATGTGGCTGCTGCATAAGAGCGGCGCCTTCTTCAAGCTAACGACGGACGGGAAGGGCACGTTTTCCGATGGACATGGCGCCTCGGTGGCGGTGAACGGAGACGGCACGATCACCTCGGCCGGCACCTGGACCCATCAGGGCAGCTTGACCGTGCAGCAGAACCTGATTGTCACGCAGGATGCCGCGGTGAACGGCTCGACGACGGTCAAAGCGATCACCTCCAACGGTCATGACATAAGCAACACGCACAAGCACACGCTGGTGCAGCCCGGTACTGGCATCGGCGGCCCGCCGCAGTAGTAGCATCGGCGCACCTCAACCGATGGAGCTGGTTATGCGCTACCTCGTCGGGTTGGCGGCGTTTCTATGCGCCGCCAACGCCTTCGCTCAAGCTGCTCCCGAGAAAGCCCCGCCGCTCGCAGTGCGGCTGGAGATATATCGGAAGTTGGCCTACATGACTGATCGGGACTTTGCCTCGCTGAGCCCGCAGGAACAGCAGCAAGTCACATGCGACCAGCTTGCCGAAAAGATCGACATTGAACTGGACGCCGAGCGGAACGGATCGCACGGGTTCTACAACCTCGACGCGCTTCGCAGGGCAGGGCCGGACTACTGCCGGGCCTACTTGATGTCGATTCAGTAACCGCATCGCAAGCAACACCAAGGACCCCGCTCCGGCGGGGTTTTTTTATTGCTAGCAGCAGGAACCCCGCATGGCCCTCATCAACGACGCCAGTCAGTTCTGGGGCGGCGACCTGTCCGCGTCCCTGTCTCCGACCGGCGACATCCTGCCGGCAACTGGCACGGAGCGTGGGCAGCAACGCATCCTGCGCCGCCTGCTGACCAATCCCGGAGATTACCTATTCCACCCCGAGTACGGGGCGGGGCTGCCAGCCTACGTCGGCTCCAACGCCTCGGCCGATGAGGTCAGAGCGCTGATCCGCGGGCAAATGCTTCTTGAGGATGCCGTTGCACGGGTGCCTGCACCGCAGATCGCGGTCAGCCGGATCACCAACGGCATCTCCGTGCAGGTGAGCTACAACGACGCCCCCAGCGGTCAACCGGTCACGCTTTCTTTCACTGTGAGCCAGTAAATGCCCAACGTCACGTCCAAGAGCTTTACCCAACTCGTCGCGGACATGGCGACGGCCGTTCAGGGCAAGGCGGCAGCACTGATCGACTTCGCCATTGGCTCGATTCTTCGCAGCATTGTCGAATCGGTCGCCGCGGTCGCCGTCTGGCTTGAAGGCCTGATCCTGCTGCTTCTACAGACGACCCGTGCGTCTACATCCGGCGGATCGGATCTCGACACATGGATGGGCGATTACGGCATCACGCGCCTTAGTGCGGTGGCGGCTACCGGGCAATGCACGTTCGCCCGCTTCACCACGACGATGCAGGCGGTGATTCCAGTCGGCACACTGGTGCAGACCTCGGACGGATCGCAGCAGTTCAAGGTGATCGCCGATTCATCGAACGCGGCCTATAGCTCCACGCTGGGCGGCTACGTCATCGCGGCGGGCACCGGAAGCATCAGTGCGCCAGTGCAGGCGGTTGTCGCCGGATCGGCGGGCAACGCGGCAGCAGGCTCCATTACCGTCATCGCGCAAGCGATCCAGTACGTCGATACGGTGACCAACAGCCTCAACTTCACCAATGGCTTGGATGCCGAGACGGACGCAGCCCTGCGCGCGCGCTTCGTCGCCTACATCGCCAGCCTGTCCAAAGCGACGAAAACTGCGATCGGCGAGGCCGTCCTTAGCTTGCAGCAGGGCGTCTCCTACTCGCTCACCGAGAACTTTGCATACAACGGTACCCAGCAACTTGGTTACTTCTACGTGGTGGCCGATGACGGTTCTGGCAGCCCTGGTTCGACGTTCCTATCCAGCGTGTCGAATGCCATTGACGCGGTTCGGCCGCTCACCTCGACCTTCGGCGTATTTGCACCCGTGACCGAAACGGCCAGCGTCGTCATGACGGCGACCATCGCTCCCGGCTATGACCCGGTAGCAACCAAGGCGCTCATCAAAACAGCCGTGCAGTCGTTTCTCGCGGGCCTAACCCTTGGCGTCAACCTGCCCTATAGCCGACTGGCCCAGGTGGCCTACGACGCCTCGCAGGGTGTATCCAACATCACCGGCCTGACGCTCAACGGCGGCACTTCCGACCTCACGGTGACCGCGCAGCAGCGCGTGATTGCCGGAACGGTGACGGTGAACTAGATGACGGGCGATCAAGCAGACATCTTCGCGCGCCTCAAGGGCTACCTCCCGACGCGCTGGTTCGGCAGTGCGTCTGACTCCACGCCAATCCTCGACGCGGTGCTGACTGGCATTGCGACGTGCCTCAGCTTCATCTATAGCCTCTACGCCTACACCAAGCTCCAGACGCGCATTGCCACGGCGACGGATGGCTGGCTCGACATGATCTCGGGCGACTTCTTCGGTCTTGCGTTACCGCGGAAAACGGGTGAATCGGATAACTCCTTCCGGTCGCGCATCCAGGCGAACTTGCTGCGCCCGAAGGCGACACGCGGAGCAGTCACACAAGCACTTGTAGCGCTGACGGGGCGAACGCCGGTCATCGTAGAGCCCGCGCGGCCGGCGGATACCGGCGCCTATGGTGGGCCGAGCATCGGCTACGGTGCCGCAGGCGCCTATGGCTCCATGCTTCTTCCATACCAGTGCTTCATCACGGCTTACCGGCCGCACAGCAGCGTCGGCATCGCCAGCGTTGCCGGGTACGGCATCTCGACGGGTGGATACGGCCAAGCCTCGCGGGCCGAATATGCAGACATCACGGCTTTCAACGCGGGCGTAACAGACACCGACATTTTTGCAGTGATCGATGCGGTTAAACCCGCAGCGACCATCGCCTGGACACGAATCGAAAACTGACCGCATCACGTCTCACCCTTCCTCAATCCCGCCTTGTGCGGGATTTTTTTGCCCTGGAGAAAGCTATGGATCGCATGACCGTCTACCCCGGTGCCATCCCTTTGGAAACCGATCTGCTAAACACCAACCGCAGCATGATGATCGCGATGGGCAAGCTCGCCAAAGCGATGTTTGGCACGGGTGGCGTCGTCAACGGTCTGGCGGTCACCGCGCAGTCGCCGGCTTCGCTTTCTGTGAACGTCGGTCAGGGCGAGATTTACCAGCTTGAAAACGTGGACAGCACGGCGTATTCGTCGCTCCCCGCTGACACGACTGACCAGATCGTGAAGCAAGGCATCCAGCTCGGCACGGTCGCGCTGTCCTGCCCGGCGCCGTCAACTGCAGGCTACTCGATCAACTATCTGATCGAAGCCACGTATCAGGAATCCGACATCAACCCGGTAGTGCTTCCCTACTACAACGCCAGCAATCCGACTCAGGCGTACAACGGCCCGAACAACACGGGATCGAGCAACACCACCACGCGCGCAGGACAGGTTGCGCTTGTCGCAAAGGCTGGCATCGCCGCCACGACCGGAACGCAGACCACGCCGGCAGTCGATGCGGGGTATATCGCGCTTGCCGTGGTGACCGTCGCCAATGGGCAGACGCAGATCACCAGTGGAAACATCGTCGCGCAAACGGGCGGCAACCTCCTCTCGCAGCCCGTATCGACCGGCCGCCTCATCAACGTTCAGACATTCACTTCAAGCGGAACCTATACCCCGACTCCTGGGACAAACAGCATCGTTGTTGAAGGCGTGGGCGGCGGCGGCGCTGGCGGTGGCTCTCCGGCCTGCTCCAGTGGGCAGGCGACCGGCGGCGCTGGTGGCGGCAGCGGTGCCTACTTCAAGACGCGTTTGACGAGCGGATTCTCCGGCGGGGTGGCGGTCACCATTGGCGCGGGCGGCGTCGGAGCTTCCGGTGTCGCGGGAACCAGCGGAGGCACGACATCGTTTGGGGCATTTGCCAGCGCACCTGGCGGTGGCTTTGGCACGGCAGGTAGCGCAACGTCGACGTTCCCGCAAATCAATGGCTATGGTGCGTCCGCCAGCGTGGCAACCGGCGGGTCACTTATCAATGCCGGCGGTGGCCTGGGAAGCTCGTCGTTCGCACTCGGCCCTGCTGCGGCGATCAGTGGAAGCGGCGGAACGTCCGAGTGGAGCGGCAATGCGAACTCGAAAATCAACACGACCTCACCCGGTGTCAATGCCTCTGGTCCGGGTGGCGGCGGATCGGGCGCCTTGACCATGGCTAATGGTGCGGCGCAGACCGGGGGTAATGGCGCACCGGGTCAGATCATCGTCTACGAATACGCCTGAGTTCGAGCCGCGGTTCGGGTCGTGCGACAATTGGGCAAAGCCTCATAGGGGATTGAAATGAAGGCCAGCGTTTTTGCTACTTGGCTGCTTGCCGTGGCGGCCTTTCTTTCGACCGGGAGCGGTTTAAAAGCTCAGGTGCTGGCGCCTCAGATAGGCGTCTATTCGATGCAGCAGATGCCGGTGATGACACCTTCCCCGGCGCCTGCCTGGGACTCCATCGATGTCGCCAATCCTGCGATCTTTCCCTGGCAAGGCCAGTTGGTCGACTACTACTCAGGCTGGAACGGCTCGCTCTGGCAAACCGGTGTCGCCGTATCGAGCGACGGCGGTGTTTCGTGGACCAAGATGGGAAACCCCGTGCTTTCGCCTGGGTCCGGCGGGTGGGCCACGCAATACATCGCAGCGAACGGCAGCGCGATCATTTTCAACGGTCAGGTCTACTACTACTTCCACGGGCTGGATGCCAACGGCGTAACCAAGATCGGGCTAGCGACTGCTCAAACGGCACACATGCTGACGATGACGGCCTTGGCAAACCCGGTGGTCTCCCCGGGGCCCCCTGGCGCCTATGACGATCTGGGCGTTGCCGATCCCTACGTGATCAAGGTGGGGTCGCAGTTGTGGATGTATTACCTGGCCTACAACCACAACTACGTTTTCACCATCGCGCGAGCGGTATCGAACGACGGTGTGAACTGGACGAAAGACCCTGCGGGCGAGATTTTCAGCGGAACAGGATCGGACTACGACGCCGCGGGCGCCGGTGAGCCCTGTGTGTTCTATAGCCAGGGCTACTGGTACATGATCTACACGGGTAACACGTCGACGAGCTATCGCTCGCTGATGTGGGCGTGGTCCTACGACGGGCAGCATTGGACGAAAGGCGGCCTGCTCATGCCCCAGAACATGCGGCCGACGTGGGCATCGCAGGCGATGGCCGATGCGATGGTGGTTCCCTCTGGCAAGGACGATGGCATGTTCTACCTGTGGTACTTGGGTGGCAACGTCGCTCAGAGTTCGCAAGGCATGAACGGCCAGATTGGCATGATGACCATCCATGTCACGGGCAACGGCCCGTAGCAGCGCCGGCCGACGCACACTGTCGGAAACGGCCTACAGCGCTGCCGTGCGGGTTTGCGCAAACTGAGCTCGCCCCGGGGTTCTGGCGGCCAGCCGAGCAGTCTTGCTTGCGTCAGCCGATAACCGGGGCGATCCGTTCCTGAGACGGTGCGGGCGTACCCTCGCGCCATGTCCTGCCCGCCGATCTACTGGCAAACCGTGTGCCGGGGCTCCGTGACCTACGGGCGCCTGCGTGACGTTTGCGGACCTTGCTTTGCCGTGATCGGTCCCTGTGTCGGCCATCTTGCCGGGCTGTACTCAGTCAAGATCAGTCGCAAAGACCATCCGGAGTTGTGGGCCTACGCCGGGTCCGTCGAGCAGGCCAAGCGGCACATCGAGCGATGGGCGCGGAGCCACTGGCGGACGGTGGTTTGAGCCTTCGGAAATCCGGGCAAATTCCGGGCAACTGATGTTGCGAAGGCTTGGAAATGGTGGCCGGGGACGGAATCGAACCGCCGACACGGGGATTTTCAAGCCTGTCGCCAGGTTACTAAGTGTTGATTTCTAAAGCAATGTTTATTTCTTGATCAGTGTCCTTGTAGCCCAAGAAAGCGGCTTTGCAAGGCACTTGCCTAGGATCGCTCGGGCAAATTCCGGGCAAATCCTTCGACCCTCGCCGCGTCGCTCGCAAGGTGCTCCGGAGACAGGTGGGCGTAGCGCAAAACGGACTGGATTGAGCGCCATCCGCCAAGCTCCATGAGCGTGCGCAGGGACGTACCAGCCATGACGTGCCAGCTTGCCCAGGTATGCCGCAGATCGTGCCACGTGAGTGGCGCGATGCCTGCCCGAACTTGGGCCGCCTTGAACCCGTGATTGTTGGCCCTGTCATAGGGCTTGCCTTTCTCGTTGGGAAACACCCAGCGACCGTGCTTTCCCTGCTGGGCCTTCAGCACGT